CCCCGGGGGCAGCGTGATGTGGCCGTTCGGCAATAAGACAACCCGAAAGGCCCGCTCCTTCGCCCGTGTCATTCGGGCGAAGTACGACGCGGCGGTGACCAATGCCGACAACATGCGGCACTGGGCCAATGCCGACGGCCTCTCCGCCGACGCGGCCGCATCGCCCGACGTGCGACAGACGCTTCGCAACCGCAGCCGGTACGAGGTCGCCAACAACAGCTACGCGCGGGGCATCGTGCTCACGCTGGCCAACGACTGCGTCGGCACCGGCCCGCGTCTGCAACTGCTCACCGAGGACGCCGAAGCCAACGATCTGATCGAGACCGCCTTTGCCGCCTGGGCAGCGGAAATCCGCCTTCCGGCCAAGCTGCGGCTCATGCGGATGGCCAAGGCCGTGGACGGCGAGGTCTTCGGCATGCTCACGGCCAACCCGAAACTCCGCAGCCCGATCAAGCTGGATCTGCAACTGATCGAGGCCGACCGCGTGGCCAACCCCGATGCCCGCATCCTGATCGACGATGCCGTGGACGGCATCCAGTTCGACCGCTATGGCAACCCGGTTCGTTACCTGGTGCTGCGGCGTCATCCGGGCCAGGCGGGTTTTGCGCCGGCGCTGGATGGTTACGACCGCGTGCCCGCCGAGGCGATGATTCATTGGTTCCGTGCGGATCGGCCTGGTCAGCACCGAGGCGTCCCGGAGATCACGCCCGCCTTGCCGCTGTTTGCCCAGTTGCGGCGCTACACGCTGGCGGTGCTGGGGGCGGCCGAGACGGCGGCGGACTTCGCGGCGGTGCTCTTCACCGACGCTCCGGCCAACGGCGAAGCGGCGGCGGTTGAGCCAATGGACATCGTCGAGCTCGAGAAGCGGATGGCGACGGTGTTGCCAGACGGATGGAAGCTCGGGCAGATTAAGGCCGAGCAGCCCGGCACGACCTACAGCGAGTTCAAACGCGAACTGCTCAACGAGATCGCCCGCTGCCTGAACATGCCGTTCAACATCGCGGCAGGCAACTCGTCGGGCTACAACTACGCCTCCGGTCGCCTCGATCATCAGACCTACTACAAGAGCATCCGCATCGAGCAGGCCGACTGCAACAGCGTCGTGCTCGATCCGCTGCTGAACGCCTGGCTGACCGAAGCCCGGCTGCTCGCCGACTTCTCCTTCCTGGCCGGCGTCGAATCGCTGGAACACCAGTGGTTCTGGGACGGCACCGAACACGTCGATCCGGCCAAGGAGGCCAGTGCCCAGGCCCAGCGCCTGGCCAATCACACCACCACGCTGGCCTACGAATACGCCCGCCAGGGCAAGGACTGGGAGACCGAGCTGCGCCAGCGGGCCAAGGAAAAGCAGTTGATGAAGGAACTGGGCCTGTCCGAAGCCCAGGCCCAACCCACGCAGGAACCGCAATCCCAAGAGGAGGACGACACGGATGTCGAAGACCAACGACAAGCAGCCTGAGTTCGTGACCATGCGCGGACCGCTGACGATCCAAGCCGCCGCTGGCGATGGCGCTCTGCCGCAGTTCCGCATGGTGGCCTACACCGGCGGCTTGATGCGGATCGCCGGGTTTCCGCACCCGGTCGTAGTGGACCTGGCGGGCTTGGACATCCCGTCACAGAACCTGCCGATCCGGCTGGACCACGAGCGCCGCCAGGGCGTGGGCCATACCCAGCGGGTCAGTGTCGAGGGTGGCCATCTCGTGGCCGAAGGTTTGATCAGCCGCGATACCTCCTGGGCGCGAGATGTGGCGCGAAGCGGCGCTAACGGCTTCCCCTGGCAAGCGAGCATCGGCGCGGCAGTGATCGAGGCGGAGTTCATTCCCGCCGGTGCCACGGTCAACGTCAACAAGCAGCAGTTCACCGGCCCTGTGCATGTGGTGCGTCGGGCGGTGCTCAAGGAGATCAGTTTCGTCGACAGCGCAGCCGATCCGGGCACCACCGCCCGTATTGCGGCCCAGGACAAGGAACCTCAGACCATGAACGGCAAGGAAGCAACGATGGATATCACCGACAAGCGGCAGGACACGGAGGTCCAGGCGCGGGCGGACGAGGGCAAGGAGGCCCCGTCCGCCCCCGGGGCCGGTGACGACCTGGTTAAGGACATGCGCGCCCAGGCGGCCGCCGAGAGCAAGCGAATCGCCGCCATCCGCAAGATCACCGACGGCAAATTCCCGGACATCGAGGCCAAAGCCATTGAGGAAGGTTGGGACGTCAAGAGCACCGAACTGGAGGTGCTGCGTGCCTCGCGGCCCGCCGCTCCGGCGGCGCATACCGGCGGCACGGCCAACGGTCCGAAGGTGTTGGAAGCCGCCGCGTTGATGACCGGCGGCGTGCGCGGCGACGACCTGATCAAGACGCACGGCGAGCAGATCGTCGAGGCGGCCGAGAAGCGCTACCGCAACCGGCTGGGTCTGCACCAGCTTCTGCTGGAGGCGGCTTGGGCCAACGGCTGTGATGTGCGGTTCTTCAGCGATGACCCCGAGGCGGTGCTCCGTGCGGCGTTCAGCACGTTCACGCTGCCGGGCATTCTCTCCAACGTGGCCAACAAGTTCCTGCTGGACGGCTTTGAGTCGGTCGAGCAGGCCTGGCAGCGGATCGCCGCCACGCGCAGCGTCAAGGACTTCAAGGCGGTCACCAGCTACCGATTGACGGGCGGCTTCGAGTACGAGGAGGTTGGTCCCGACGGGGAACTGAAGCACGCCCAGGTCGGTGAGGAGAGCTTCACCAACCAGGCCAAGACCTACGGGCGGATGTTCAGCCTGACCCGCACCGACTTGATCAACGACGACATGGACGCGCTGACTGCCGTTCCGCGTCGCATCGGGCGTGGCGGCGCGCTGAAGCTCAACAAGGTCTTCTGGAGCACGTTCCTCAACAACGCCGCGTTCTTCACCGAGACTCGCAAGAATTATCAGGAGGGCGCGGACACGGCGCTGTCCATCGACGGCCTGACGGCGGCGGAGCTGATGTTCCTTGAGCAGGTTGATCCAGACGGCAACCCGCTGGCCATCGAACCTCGCATGCTGCTGGTGCCTCCGGCACTGAAGGTTCAGGCCGAACTGCTGATGAGCAGCCTGAAGGTCAACGAGACCACCACGGCCAACAAACCCAAGCCGAGCGACAACCCGCACGCGGGCAAGTTCACCGTCGTCACCAGCGCCTATCTCGCCAATGCGGCCATGTCCGGCTCGAGCACGAAGGCCTGGTATCTGCTTGCCGAACCGTCGGACCTGCCGGTGATCGAGGTCGCGTTCCTCAACGGCAAGCGGCAGCCCACCGTGGAGCGGGCCGAAGCCGACTTCAACGTTCTGGGCATCCAGTTCCGTGGGTACTTCGACTTCGGCGTCGCCCTCCAGGACTACCGGGGCGGCGTGAAGATGAAGGGCGAGGCGTAAGCGCCACGTCGTTCAACCGGCATCAGAACTCTCTTATCACGAACAGGAGCAACGAGACATGGCAGTAGCACAGTTCATTCATGACGGCGACAGCATCGACTACACGCCCACCAGCGCGGACGTGGCGGCCGGCGACGTGATCGTTCAGGGCGACTTGGTGGGCATCGCCAAACGCGATATCCCACGCAACGCACTCGGCGCATTGGCGGTGTCAGGCGTGTTCGATCTGCCCAAGGCGCGTGGCGTTGGCGCGGCCATCGCCGCCGGGGCGAAGGTGTACTGGGACGCCCTGAGTCAACAGGCCACCACCACGGCGGACGACAACAAGTACCTGGGCAAGGCTGTCCGTGCCGCCGCCGACGCTGACGCGACGGTCCGGGTGCGGCTGGAGCAGTGATCGTGTCCGACCTGCTTCGCCAAGGTTCGCAGTGGCTGGAGCAGATGCGCACGGCGCACTGCTCCAGCCCGGTCGAGTACCGCAGACCGCCGGAGATCTGGACCGTCAATGCGACCTTCGGGAAGACCGGCTTTGAGGTCGCCAACGAGTCGGGCCTGACGATCCATGCCCAAGTCTGGGATTTCCTGATCCTGGCCGACGCGCTACCGGGCATCGAGCCGGAACCCGGCGACGTGATCGCGGTCAACGGGCGGCGATACGAGGTCGTGAACTTGGGCGGCGAGGGGTGCTGGCGCTGGAGCGACCCATACCGCCAGACCTACCGCAT